GATGCAATTACTAGGGGCCTTCGTTTTAGAGTTTTTGCATTAGGCTGGTTAAACGGGCTAACTTATGATCCTGACCCTGTGAAATCTTTACAGAACTGGGTACAAGATAAATGGCCTATAGAAGTTTATACTGATCCTGCTTCTTGGTCTCCTGCAGACACAAAGCCTGGAATATATTGGCGGTTGGTAAGGATAAACCTTATACAAATAACTGCTGCCGTAAATTGGTTTGAAGTACAAATAAGCTGCCATATCCTAGCTCCCAGTGCATCTATCAGGCTAAAATGGATTCGAACACTATCAGAGGAACTTGCCAAACAAAGAAGACTTACTATGGAAGATGATGGGCCATTAGAGCTTCTAAAAATTACAGCAGATAGCGAGGCAGATCCTATGCGCAAAGGACAAATAAGCCTAACTGTAAGATTTGGTGTTCTGCAACCAACAGCCGAATATGAAACCTTAAATAAAGCTGCTGCAAGCGGGGATATTAAGATGGAGGCGGTAGGCAATGGATAAGCTTTCTGCAAGCATAGCAGAAGATGTAAAACTCATAGCACGTTATGACGAAGTGGAGCTAAAGACTGAGTTTGGAGATGGTTTTACACCACTACCAGAAGAGCCTCAGGAAGGCGGTGTTTAAGTGGCCGTAAAAGAACAGAATTTTGAGATGTGGGCTGGAGACTACAAGAAGATAGTATTTGTGGTACAGGATGTTGAAGACCTTACAGGAGCAAGCGCAAAATGGGTGATGGCACAATCTTCGAAATCTGAGCCACTTTTGGTTAAGGAAGGCATAATAAGTACAGTGAACAAAAACGAATTTACCGTTGAACTTTTATCTACCGATACAGAAGCTATTACTCCAGCAACTTATTACCATGAAGCAGTAGTGTCAGATACTCAAAATCATATTGTAACGGTAGCAACTGGCAAGGTGACCATAAATCCATCGTTAAAGAATGTGGAGGTGATAGGCAGTGGCGAAGAAGGAGCCTAAAGAAGATATAGTTATTGAGCAAGAAGTTGTTGAAAGCAAATACAGCAGAGAGGAACTATTGAATAATGCTTCTGCTTTTGGTGTTATGCCAGAGGTTGTCGCAGGGGCGTTAGCCCTCGTCGGAGGGGATGAGATGACTAAAGCAGAAATGGAAAGTGCAATTAAAAAGTTTTTAGAAAGGAAGTGTGTATAAATGGGCGGTTCTACTTTTCAAGTAGGTGAGCAGAAGATAAGGCCAGGCGTGTATGTAAGAGTAACAAATATAGGTGAACCCGCACAGGCAATAGTGCCTCAGGGGACTGTTGCAGCACTTTTTAAAGCATCTTGGGGACCTCTGGGAACACACACTGTTTTAGAAAGTGTAAACTCCATTGCTGATAATTATGGAGCAAATAAAGAAACAACTGACACAATAGATACTATTACAGAGGCATTTAAAGGCGGTTGCAGCAAAGTTATAGCTTACAGGCTGGGGACAGGAGGAACAGCAGCATCTTTAACTCTAAAAGATACTAATACATCTCCTGCAAACGTAGTAACAATCACAGCCAAATATGCCGGCACAAGGGGCAACGATTTTGGAGTGATACTAAGAGACTCACTAACTGATGTTACTAAAAGAGAATTGCTTTTGTATGAAGGGGTAACTTTAAGGCAAACCATAACATTTACAAAAGGAAGTGCCGGAGATGGTGAGCCTGCTTCTTTAGTAAATGCTATAAATGCCTCCAATAGCCCATATATTACTGCTAGCAAGACATCAGATGGAAATAAACTTTTAGCAGCCATATCTACTACACAAAAGTTGGCAAGTGGGGCTAATCCTACAGTAGCAAGTGGAGATTACACTACTGCATTATCCAAAATAGAAACAGTAGACTGGAACGTACTTGTTACTGATACTGAAGATACAGCAAACCACGCAGCGATAAAGACTTACGTTGATAGGGTAAGGAATGAAGGAAAACGGGTAATAGGAGTAGTGGGAGAAAAAACCAGTATAGATTTTGCTACAAGACTTTCTGATGCAGCAAGTTTTAATTACCCCGCTATCGTATATGTGGCAAACGGGTTTAAAGGCTCAGATGGTGCTATTAGAGAAGGGTATAAAGCAGTGGCAAGAGTAGCAGGAATGATAGCAGCCGCCGACATAACAGATAGTTTAACTCACGCTATAGTTGCAAATGCTACAGAGGTAGTAGGAGGGCTTACAAATGCACAGATAGAACAAGCTATTCAATCCGGTGCTTTGGTATTTACCATGAATGCAAACAAACAGGTGCAAGTAGAATATGGGATAACTACGTTTGTAACTCCTACCGCAGACATGGACGCCGGCTGGAAGAAGATTAGAAGGGTAAAAACAAGGGATAATTTAATTGCAAGGATTGCAGGCACATGGGACCCGCTGATAGGCAAGATAAGCAACAGTCCAGACGGCAGAGCGACTTTAATTGCGGCAGCGCAGGGCGTGATAAATCAAATGGTAGCAGAAGGATCGCTTCTTGCAGGAACAATCTTTGAAGATACAAGCAATCCTCCTACCGGTGACAGTGCATGGTTTGTAGTGCAGGTAGACGACCTTGACAGTGCAGAAAAGGTATATATTAACTTTCAGTTTAGATTTAATCCAACAGCTTAGCGGAGGTGAATAAACAATGAGTGACGGAAGATATATTTTTAGGAATTGTGTGCCGGATGGCGCAATTGATATCGCAAATGTAACGTCAGGAGATAATATAACAAGGGCTTGGAGCTTCAGGGTGAATGAACCGCCTGAATTACAGGAGCTTCTAGACAGCGGCACCTTTGACCCCAGAAACATCCTTCGGGGATACAACGGGGAACTATACGACGGTGACGGCAATTTCCTAGCCGAAGTGAATCAGTGGCAGGCTCAAATAAACTACACTAATACTGATTACCAGCCTGCCGGCAGCAAGCTAACCTGGGCCATTCCGCAAAGCTATACAGTGACTTTGACCTTCACCGAAACCGTGATTAGAGACGCCCGGCTGTTGCAGAAAGTTATTGACGGGCTACGTAACGATGCTCCTGATGCAGTGTTGAACTTCATGGGCGTACTTCGTGCACCCAATAGGTAATGGAGGGATAATATGAGCGAAAAAAAGAAGGATTATGCGGTCCAGAATGAAGATGTAATCCTCCAGGACGTTGCGGGCGTCCTGGAGGCGATGGAAACAATTATTGAATACAAGCTCTTTGAGGTTATCAGGGACGGCAAGAAACTGTTTTCCTTCCGGGTTCGAGGTCTTGATGACAGTGAATTTGAGAAGTGCCGGGACCAGGCTACAAAAGTGGCCAAAGACCGTAGGTTGGGCAATCTGGCCGTGCCACGGGAGTTCAATTCGGCAAAGTTTAACAGCTTGGTAATCTACACAGCTACCTATCCTGATGACAAAAAGGCGATTTGGGACAATAAAGACCTCTGGGCAAAAGCAGACGTAGTCACAGGCTGGCAGTTGGTTGACAAGGTCCTTAAACGAGGAGAAAAAGAAAAGTGCATTGAGCTTATTGAAGAATTAAGCGGTTACAGCGATGAAGATGCCGAAAGCACAGAGGAAACCTTAAAAAACTCATAAAAGCAGGGGGGAAGGCTACGCTGCTGCATCACATTTTCCAGCGGCAAGGCATTCCCCCTGATGAGTTTTATGCCAAACCCCACAAGGTTAGGGCTTTTATGCTGGCTTCTACGATAGTGCAACTGGAGGCCGAAGAGGAACAAGTAAGAGAGATGGAAAGGAGGGCAGGCCATGGCCGGGGGTGAAATCTATCGCGTTGAAATACCTATCATAGTTGATGACCAGACCGACGCCCCTTTGAAACAAGCCGAACGTAAAATAAGCAAATTTGAAAAGTCGGCACAAATGGAAACAGAGAGAATCCGGAAACACTTTCAACATATAGCAAAGTATCAGATTGAACCGGTAATGAAGGTCCGGGACCAGCTCACGGCTAACGTACTCAAAGCCGACAAATTGATTCGCAAGCTGGACCTGGATCAGGCTTCTCCTCTCATAGCTGCTCAGGATAGGGTTTCCGCTGTTGTTACCAGAATAAATGCTATGCTTGATGCCTTAGATAAAGGCAAGGTAGATGTTGTAGCCGAAATGCAGGGGCCTCTGTTAGATGAAATCA